GTGATTTGTTCATTTGAATAGATCGGCTGTTTTGAGGAAACTACCGCCCCATAGGGATTTTTCAACCATTTCAGGTTGAGACTGAAAGATATCGCCGATATCTCCAGACTTTCGGAATGCGGTGTCTGCTTCCACAGCGTCTACTCGTTTTCCAAATTCATTAAACTCATTTGATACTGCTGCAATATCTTTTGCAACTGCTGTAAATGAATCCTTTACTGTATCAACATCTACCTTTGAAGACTTAAGAAGTTCTACTTCTGCTTGCAAAGACTTTACTGTTGACACTAGATCGCTAAAGGCTGATTCTAGAGTACTTTTCATTTCGGTAACTGCTTCTGCAATTACTTCCTCTGACTTAGATACTTCTACAACTGCTTCAACTACTGATTCGACTGCAGGGGCATCTTCTGCCTTAACAGTCTCTTCTGCTACAACATCATCAGTCTTAGCAACTTCTGTTGCTTCAACCTCTTCTGCCTTGGCAATTTCTTCAGTAACTTCTGCAACTGCCTCTGGAGCGACCACAACGTCTTCAATTACATCTGTTTTTTCAACTTGTGTTTTTGATTTTGTCATAGGTTGTACCTCCTTGTTAATCTTAGAAGTATTAATGCCTTTAGCACTATCAACTAAGAATTTTATCATGTCTGTCTTTTCATTATCCGTTTTTTCAACGAAACCTATATTTGCCATTTGTTCACCAGTAGTTGGACTTAACTCTGACTCATTTTCTGAAACCATAACAATGCCTGATTCCTTATCATAAAAAACATTTTCTAAAACTGTTTCGTCACCTTTAACAATATCTACTCCGTCAACCTTTTCAACAGATACAATATTTGCAAACTGATTTGCTGGGGAATCTACAAGACTCAACTCAATCAAATCGTATTGCTTAATAATTCTAATTGCCTTGTCTGACTTCTCATCAAACCCATCATCCCACTTGTTCATACGTCCACCAATAGAAAAACCAGTTAGTGTTCCATCTAGAACTTTTTCCCAAGTATCTTGTGCACCCTTTGAAACATATGCTGAGACGAATACTCCGTTATAAAACTTCTTTGAGTCTGGATCAAAATACTTATCTGCTTTGAATGAAACCATCTTGCCTACTGCTAGTGGTTGATGCATTTCTCTAATGTTCCCACGGAATTTTGCAAAGGCATCCATTGATGCTTCGGCTGTTACAATGTCATCTTGCTTGTCTAAATTGTCTAAAGATGCAAAACCAGAAACGACTCTTCGCTCCTTGTCTACCTTAGTAAGAGGCATCGAAAGACGCAAATTGTTACCATCGGTATCCCAATGGACCTTAGATATATTGATCACCATTATATTATATACCCCCTTTTATCATATCTTGAATATTGAGATAGTCAGATCTTTAGAATTAATAGGTTTTTGCCCAAGATGGGTTCATTGCTTCTAAAAATGAGTTAAGTGTGCTTTCTTTCATACCATGAAATTGCTTAGATATCCTATAATACTCACTATCCTTCTTGGCTAAATGAACAAATAGAAGCAGAAGGTAGTCTTCTTCTTTGGTAGATGGGAAATCTGGCCTCCAGTGCAAGTCTTCTTCACCCTTGATAAAAGATACAGAATTTATTTGATTGCTAAAATTTTCACCTTCAATGACCAGTGGCCAATCAATTGTAGCATCAATGACTATATCCATAACCCACTCACCAGTAACAATATCCTTGTGTTTTCTGAGTTCTGGGACTTGTCCATCTTTAATTTGATACTTAACTATTTGAGTATAAATAACTTCTAGAGAGTCGTCTCCAATTTCTTTTCTTGCCTCATCTAAAAGCATATCTTGAATTTCTTTTGGCAAAAAAACTATTTTATAATATCTTTTAAATTCTTTACCGTAAGAAAGTCCTAGGTCTTTTATTTTTTCAAATACACAATTTTTTATTTTGTCAAAACTTGCAATATTAAAAAAGTCAGCCTTGTATATAGATATCATTATTGAGAAGAACGTCCCTCACCTTTTGGATTACGACCTGCTACAGTTGATGTACTATCTGAGTTGTTGTTTGTTCTTTCTGCGTCTCTTGCTCTTGTTGTATTTGCCTCTGCTGCTGTAGTTGGCTTAAGGTCTAAGACCTCATCCCCACCATCACGTTGTGGCATATCTAAAAGAACTCTTGCTTCGTTTGGAGTCATGATCTGATTTTTAACATATCTCTCAAGAATTTGAGATTGTGCTATTTCGTCAGTAAGAGTTAGTTCGTTGAAAACAAACTCAAGAATATCTGTTTTTTCACGGACGATCTTGTTAATCATTTTTTCAATTTGTCTTTGTGCTGGTCTTGCTACCTGCTCCTTAAAGGTGCGATCCTGTGCAAGTGCTGCTGCAATAGATCCAGAATCGCTACCTCCAAGTTTAGACAGTGGCACTTGATGTGCGACCAGGATGTCATCACGGTTTTGTTTACGATACTCTTTAAAAGAGCCGTCTTGTATTCCGTCTTCGATGGGATCCATTTTAAATTCTACTTTATTGTTTTCGCTATCACCTGGAAGTGGAATATATAGCGTTCTGTGTGACTGCCCTCTTAGATTTGTTTGTAAGAATCTAAACATCTTATCTTCTGCGTCGCCAGAGAGTTTTGCACCTTTTAGTGTTACAACGTACCTTGGTACTGCCTTGTTTGCAAAGTAGTCAATATTGTATTGTGAAGCAAGAGAATCTCCATGTAGTGAGTTAATAGCCGACATAATGTCTGGCACTCCGTAGAATGTATTGAGAGGTGAGTACTGTTTAAAGTGAATAATTTCATTTGGTCTGGCATCTGTTGTTATTGGGTTTTGATTTTTTGCTCCAAAATTACGGAAGTAAACAATCTTGTTTCCAATGATTTGAACATACCCATCTTTTAGCCTTCTTACTCGCATTGTTGTTGCTGGTATATGTCCAACGTATCCAATTTCTCCACGAGTTGTTCTTCCAATTTCTAAGTATCCATTACCTGTTGACTGAAGATCTGTATAAACCTTTTCCATTGTTGCTGTAAAAGAATCGTCATCATTAAGTGACTCTAGCCAGTCACGCATTTCAATCTTTGCTCGTTCAATTCTCTTTCTTGCCTTCTGTGTTGCACTGTTGTCTTCTGAAGACTCAAGCCTCATCATTGTTCTTTGAGAAACCTTAAACTCATATCCAAGACCTACGATGTTTTCCACCTTAGCATCAATTGCTGCGTGGTTTGCAAATGAGGTATCATAATAGTTTGCCAACTCATATAGGTTCCATGGTGGAGTAATAACATCAAACATGCCGTAGCCGTTTACGTATACTAGACCTGGGTTTATCTCTTTTGATTGTGCTCCATCAATACCGCTTTTTCCAGCAAGTGCTGCGGTTGTATATTGAGTTGTTGGCTCAACCATTTTTGATGTTGATCTGCTTATTCGTCTTTTAAAGTTTGACTCTAGTCCATCAAGAGATTTTAGTGTTTCCCAATTACCAACAAATGGGTCTGATTTTGAAAAAGGATCATCTTTCTTTATTGCATCATCAATTCGTGCACCAATTTCATATTCGTTGTCTTCCATGATTATTCCTCATCTCCATATTTAGCAATTGTATCTTTGGCTGCTTGTACTGCCCCAAGATCATTAAGGGAAGGAATCAGCCCAGCCTTCATACGATCAACTTGCTCAGAGTATTCTTCTTCTGAAACTCTTGTTAATCCTGGAACGAATACGCATGTTCCATCTCCTGGGTCTCCATAATGCATTGCTGTTTTCTTTAATTCTGCCATTCTAGAAATATCGTTTTTGTCTGAAGGAATGTTCAGAACAGATCCATTTCCATCTGTAAACCATTTGCCATTTGCCTTCTTGTATACATAAAGACCCCAGTCATAGTTCTTTTCAATGACTTGTCGTCTTACATTTTTTACAATTGGCTGACCAGTTTTTGGGTCTATTAGTGAATCCATAACCATAAGTATACCATACTAGGCAGGATCAACAACTAGTTGGTTCCAGTTAACATCCGTATATGCGGTGTATTTGTAGTTGCCAAAGCGTAAAATGCTATTATCCTCTACTACTATCTTGTTTGTTCCCGTATAACTCTTATAAACTTCTGATGGATTTACTCCATAATAACTTGTTTCTGATAAAACCAATACTTTGTTCCAGTTAAATGATCCAATATTCCAAAACTTCCAGTCTAAATCTGTAGAGTTAAGAACCTTAACCCTAAACCAAGGTCTTTCGGAAACATTTTGGACCTCCTGCAGGTTTGTTGATTGATAGAAGGATATGTTATTAAACAGTAATGGCCCAGTAAGTCTAATGGCTCCCTCAAAATATGAAAAATCTAAACTGTCTGAAAAACTAATACCAAGAAATCCCCAGTCTTGTAAGGTTATGACTGGTTCTTTTACGATTTTTCCATTCCAGTAAAACCCAATTCCGTTTTGTACTAATCCAGTTTTTGTATCAATTGCATAAACCTTTGCTCTTCTTCCGCTTGGATCACACGCAACCATATAAAACTTTATGTATGAACCCTTACTTTCTACCTCAAAAATTTCTGTTGGTGCATATGGGAAATATTCTCCATCAAATCTAACGGCAAGTTGCATAGCAATAACCTTAAACCCATCTGCCCTGCTTGTATTTATAGGAATCATAAGACCTCTATTTATGAGTGGATCGTAAGTTCCTTTTAACTGGATACCACTTGTTTTTGTTAGATACAGGTATGGAGATGATGCATTATATATTGAAAAAGGGTTATTCTTTTTAAAATTATAATAAATTCCAGACTTTGTATAAGGATAAATGGGTGTTCCAAATCTTGTACCAATAGGGCTTGCATCTGACTCATTTAATGCTTGAGAAGCATAAGACATGTTCTTTATGCTAACATTATTAACTGATGAATTTTTTAAGTTAATTTCTATATGTGTGACTATTGACAAATCATTAAAGTCAACACCTGAAGGTGGATAAATTATCATATTATCAACAACCTCATACTTTGTAGTCATCCAATCAGTTCCTGGAACTAAGACCCCATTTCTTTCTGGCTTTTCTATTTTATTAAAATACTCAGAAGTTGCATTTGCTCCAAGTTCAGTATACTGAAATGTAACATATGTTTTTACTAATGCACCTTCTGTATCATACTTATAACTTTTTGCTATTTTATTTTTTAGATCTTCATAATCATTGTAACCAGTAAATAAATAATTATCTAACGAATCATAATTTCTTTGAACTGGAATGCCGTAATCATTAGCAAGTTCTGCGTATGTCCATTCACTTGGATCTGTTTCTATTGCAAGAGTTTTTGAAGGTATTGGGTAATTAAAATTAAACTGTATAAAATCAAGGTCAAAATACTGATCACCCCTTTTATCAAAAACAGATTCTGCAAAATAGGTAAGTGGCAAGTTGTCTTCCCAATATCCATTTGACGATACTGCAAGCGTATATTTTTCAAATAAAATATCTGGGACTAAAGTATAACTGGCAGTGTGCTCAATCAAATAGTCTTCTTCCATTAGCACAACTTTTCCACCATCAAGTGCTCCAGGAGAAACGTCTGTAAGTCCTCCGTATGGGCGTGAAGAGACAGTATCAATACCAGCATCAACATCCACTATTTCATCATTTTGATAAACATCAAACAAGTTTTCATTAAGTTTTGGAATGCCAAGTTCGTTGAACAAGTTTTTTATCTTTTGAAAATTATATTTTGTTGCAAATCCAATATTGTAAACTTTTCCTGTAAAAGTAGATGTGTTTGTTAATTCATTGCTTTTATCTCCTCCAACATAAAGCCTTAGATCTGATAATGACCCAAAGAAACTAGATACAGGGTTTCCAAACATTTCTATAAACCTAGGAATGTTTACACCTACTTCAATAAATTTATTTGGATCTAAATTCTGAGAACTATATATAACCTCTGTTTTGCCATTTGCATAGATGCTATACAATATTTTTTTATTAGAAACTTCTATTTTAAAATAGTCTAAAGTGTTTTCTTTTTCAATTTTAAAAAGTATTTGTGGAGTTGTTACATTACCTTTTAATCTAAAGCATCCGTAAAATGCTGATATTGGAGTATTTAAAATATCAAAGTTTTCAAAAAATAAATATCCTCTAACATTGTCCCATGAGGATGAGGGCCGAAATGTAAAATAATCTCTTTGATCATATAAAAAGTTTTGCGTATTTGATATTAAGTTTGCAGTTTTATTTTCATCAAATAACTCAGACTCTGTTTTTGATGATAAGACTATTTTGGGAAGTGGATGGGATATTACAGAAAGTGCTTTGTTTGTGGTGGACAAGTTATCACTAAATCCTTGATTCCAAGAACCAGTTTTAGGATAAGAGTAATTGGCTGTATATTTTGCAAAAGAATAGTCAACTGTAACAGAAGTTCCACTATACGATGTATTGATATTTTCTGGTATTTCAACTCCTTGACCAAAAACAAACCTTCTTTTTGCAACTGCTGAAGGAACTAAATAAGGATAAATTCCTACGCAGTCTATATCTATTGGAGAAATATCATCATGTGCATAAAAACCTATCCAATCTTGGCTTTTGCCTGCTACAAACTCTAAAGGAAAAACTGCCAAGTCTTGATCATGTTGAATTGATATGACCTCTGTTCCATTAATTAACAAAGATGCAATATCTTTTCCAACATTGAGATGTACAAGCATTGGTCTTGTCCACTCTCCAATATAGTTTGTTTTGTATTCATTACCAATTTTTAATCCAATTGATGGTCCATCTACATATATTCCATCGGTGGATGCAATGGGACCAATAATTCTTTTCCTATCATTTGTATATGAATTTACTCTAAGCCAAGTCTCAAGAGAATACTGTTTAAATTGGCCTGACTTGTTTAGCATTCCAACCCCAGGAACTATTAACGAGGGATTAGTACCATTTGCAAAAAGAGTTGTGTGGCCAGCAGTTCCATAAACAAGAGGAATACCAGCATTTTTTGCTTTTAACATATTGTCAGATACAAGATAGTAGGCATCCAGTTCTTGAAGTCCATAACACTTAGCAACAACACCCTTTTGTGGTGCTATAGAAATTGTTGAGGGGATATCTATTACAGTTGTTCCAAGCGAAGTTGATGCAAACTCTTCTGACCATTGTCCTAAAGTTATTCCGTTAACTCTAAATATATGCTTTGCTGCATTATCTCCTACAAAATTAATTTTAAAAACAATTCTAATTGCTACATCTTCAGGTGGTGTATCAAATGTTTCTGATATAAAGATCCATCCGTTATTAACTACTGTATCAAAATCTTTAAGATGTCTTATATCACTACCGCTGTTTTCATCTCTATATTCATAACCAATTGAGAATCCTGATATATAAGAACTTTCAGAATAAAAATACCCACCTACTGAAAAAGTTCTAAGATATGTATTTAAACTGCTTAGGTTAATAATTTCAGGACTAACGGCAGTTATAGACGCTTGCTTATCTGGTACAGAACTTGCAAGAATTCTATAAACAGAACTATTTTGAAAAGGCTCTCCAATTGATTCTGGATATGCTGATGGAGTACCGCCACTTACCTTCCAACTTAACAAATTTCTTTGTGATTCTGAAATTAAAGAAATATAGTCTGCATTATCATCAAGAGCCCACAGGCCAGTCGGGTGCTCAGCAAATACTTTTTCTGCGTACAGGTTTGATGAAGTAGACATTATAGGTCTATTTTACCACAGAAGCCTACTTGTTTATTTTAATTTCACAGTAGTCTGTTGTACAGTATGATTCGCCTTGAGCCTCAAGATTATCAACACCGTCGTAAATTGCACCAAAATCAATATGCTTTAACTTGCCAATATAGGACTCATACTGCTTTTCAGTAATTTGAGTATAAGGTTGCTGTGGATAAACCGTATTTCCCATTGGTAGGAATGAAACAGCCTTTAGTTGTCCCTCGTACATATTAAGTGCTGGAACAATGTGCTTTGATTCTGTTTCCTTATCAAATGATAATGTTACAGAAACACCATTATCAGACCAGTACTTTTGAGCAGTTGCAGCAAGAGCAATCTTTTCAAATAGCGTTACTTCCTTTTCAGATCTTGGATGACCTGATTTGATTGGGAAATAAACTACTGATGTGTTTGCTGATACAACGTCGTCTTCAATTGTGTACCCTGCTGCTTTGAACAAATGAATCATTGGATCTGTAGTTCCAAATCTAATTGCACGAAGGAAGAAGTTTCCTCCAGGACCCCAGTGAACTCCAGGAGTTGCACCAGAAAGAATTGAAACTGATCCTGATGGTTTAACTGTTGTTACACGAATTGATTCACGAACACATAGCCATTCAGAGTACTGGTGATCATAATGACGGATCTTGTTATATCCTTCATCCATCCATTCACGAACGGTTGGCAAACCCTTTTGATCTGCAAATGATGCAATACCAGTAAGGGATGTGCCAATGCGACGGTTGCGTTGCATGATGCCGTTTGTTTGTGGCCAGTGTGTTGGAACAAGTGTTACAGTCTTTCCATAAAGATATGCAAACTTCAGGGTACGCAGGAAGTCTTCCTTAGACTCATGACGATTCAAGTGCACTTCTACAAGTGTACATAACTCATATGATTCCAATGGCTGCTCCGCACAAGGATTAAAGCCCATCACACGATAGTCTTTTCCATCTGGCGCATCCTTTAGTCTGCCATAATTACGAGCAACATCAAGCCAGATAAAACCTGGTTCTCCGTTTTCTGTAATTAAATCTACATAGTCTTCGTACTTTGTTCCTACTTCTGCTGAAATAGAATTATTAGACATCCAAGCCCATCCTGGATTGTCTGGATCAAATGAGTTACGCTCTGGGAATAGTTCTGAGTTCTTTAGGTTCATAAATGTTTCATCCCCCGCATTACCCAAAGCAAGAGTTGCTGAGCGACGAACATTGCCCGATACCACACAGGTACCAATAAGGTTTACAAGGTCTACGATAGCACGAGAGTCTAGTGTTTCACCTGCTCTGGAGCCGATTACACGGTCTATATGGTCATGCAACTTGATAAGAGGTGCAGGGCCTGATGCAACGCCTCCAAAGCCCTTGATAGGGGCTCCAAGAGGTCTGATTAAATCATAGTTAAACTTCTGAATACTCTGGTTTGCTCTAAGGTAAGAGTTGATTAGAAGTCTAACTGACTCTACCCATCCTTCACGAGTGTCTGGGATTTCGAACACCTGTTCGGGCTCTGTTGGGGCATAGATTGAGAAATGCTTATCCTGTCCCACTGTATCAAACCCTACACCGATTCCAAGCATAAGAGCATCCATAACCCAAGCAAACAAGGCTCCTGGATCGTTCTTATCAAGGTCTTTTGTAGAAACCATTGCACAATTTTGTAGTGCTGCTGAGTTCTTCTTCTCCATAGTCATAGGAGTTCCGAATGCCCACATACCTCGTCCTGGGGGTGTCCACTTTAATTCAAACATTCTTTGGAATGCTTCTTGTGCAGACTTCTGAGCCTTGTAATCATTCCATGGTAAACGGTTTTCTTTAGCATGATTCTTTTGAACTGAATACATACCCTCGATTACACGACGACAAACTTCGTGCCATCTTTCCTTAGTTCCATCTTCTTTCATGCGAGAATACGTACGAATAAAAGTAATTTCTCCAAGTGAATTTTCTGCTGCATCCTTAAAACCAAATGGGTTTTCTTGGCTTTTGAACTTTTCTACGAAGTCCTCTGGAAGTTTAAAACTAAAAAAATCTGACATGTGTATCGTCCTTTCAAAAACGGATTAAGTCCTAAGTATAGCAGAGTTTTATGAAAAGCAAAACTCTACCTAAATCTATTGTTGAGAGTTTTACTTAAAGGTTTTCTTTTGCCAAAACTTTAATCTATAACCATTTTGGAAAGTAGATCTAGTTTTACTTCTTTGCTCTTCTATTTTTTTTGCTGAAAAGTTTTTGTCTAATTCCATTGTCCAATCTTCTCTCTTAAAAGGAAAAACCTGAAACATTGGAGTTCCTTGTTTAATGGTTCCTTTAAAATTCTTTTTTACTAAAAATGATAAATGACCATCAGTAAAATAGTTATCAGTATCAACTACAGCATCGATAGCCTTTAGGGGTGATGAAGGTTGATGGATTGGGTTTGTAAAAAATGTACTATATCCTTTATCAGTTTGAACCATCCAAGTAGGATGAATTCTTAAAATTTGAGTACAATAAATATCTTTATCAATAGGTAGATGAGATACTTGTTCTGGAAGATGTTCGGCTATCAGTGCTGAATAATGCTTACTCATTCCAGCAGGTAATTGAAGATTAATTTTTCCATCAGTTGTATCTATATATATATCGCATGGAACTTTTAAAAGGTATCCCATAGACATTGCATCAAAAAAGGGTTGACATTTTTTTACAGTTAAATGAAGTATACCTCTATCAGGTATATCAGTTCCAACAATGGCTGGTTGTTCTTTGTACCAGGAGGGAACATTTTTTGTTGCTAATTCTGGTTCTGGAACAATATTTAATAGTTGCGGATACATCTGTAAAAATCTAATTGTATTCATATAGCCCTTTCGATATTTTAATTATACCACATTACAGGGTTTGCCAAGTTTTTGGATCATGCATTTCAAGCATGTATTTTGGTGCAATATAAAAATATAACAATTCTTCATCGTGCTCTACAACTGTTGAATTATCTATGCCACCACAAACAATTAAACAATTTTTATTTTCTGGCTTAAATTTAACTAAATTATTTTCTAGATGTATTGTTTCAACAATTGTTTCTTTTTTATTTAAATAAATTTTGCCATAGAAGGATAGAGTTTTTTTTGAACCAGAAGTAAACCTAATATCATTATTTTTAAAAAGTATTTTTTCGTTAGAAAATAAAACTTTATATTCTTGATTTTTGTAGTTTATTTTGTTTTCTTTACACATTTCTTCTGTTATTTTTTTTATTGTTTCATTTAAGGAATCTTCTATAATAAAAAGTTTATAGGCTGTCATACTGATACCCTTTTACCAAAAAAAACATAAGGATATATCGGCTGATCAAAAAATTGTTGTTTTAAATCTGCTGTACCTTCAGACGTAGACATTAACGTAGGATCAAAGTTTAATGTAGAAGACAACAACTGGTTTCCAGCATTATTACCAGAAACAGGTGGGATAAGTTTTTTCTTAGTCATGTGCTCTAGCACTTTGGCACCATAAAACAATGTTGCTCTAGCCAAGCCTTTGTTTCTGAGAATTGGAGAAACAAAAAACCTTTCTGCAACCATTACGTCTTTTGTGTAGTCATTTTTCCATGTTGAGTATATGTCTGGATAATTATTTGGAATATGTTCTCCTACACAGACAGATCCACTTGGATATTTGTCATTAAGATATACACAACATATACCACCTAGATCTTTGTGATTTTTAAAAAAAACATAGTAAAACCATGCTTTTTCAATTCCTTCTGGATACGAAATTTCTTTAAAATCTGAAGTATCTAAAAGAGTAACCATTTAAGGCTAAGCCATTGTTTGGTAACCGTCGAAAACCAAGAAATGATCTGTATAAAACATATCGTAAGGTTCACAGTTAATAGAAACAACTTGATGAGGGACATATGAAACTATTAATTCAGTTATAGGTATCCAAGTGTTTGTGTCTGTAGACCATAACTCATCTGTATCTAGAAGATCAATAGATGCTATCATTTTAGCAACATTATCTCTTTTTACAAGCAAGAAGTGAGACCCTGAATAAAATTCACCATTTATTGCTACAGATTCTTCTGCTGTTGTAGTTCCAATATTCATAATTGTTGTTTCTTTATTAGGCAAAAGATCAAGTGTTTCTGGATTACCTGTCCAGTTTTCCATTTGTTCTTTTGTAAAGTTTGTTCCTAGTTCAGGAATTTCTGTAGATACAAGAATATCTCCTGCTTTAAGATTTTGTGCTTGTGTATATCCATCTGTTGTTAATACTAATGTTTCTACACTTACGGACTTAGCGTAACCGCCACCAAAACCAAACTCGTATGCGCCAAAGGCTCCGAAGGCTCCGAAGGCACCGAATGCTCCGAATGCTCCAAATGCGCCAAAGGCACCGAATGCTCCGAATGCTCCAAAGGCACCAAAGGCACCAAAGGCACCGAAGGCTCCAAATGCACCGAAGGCACCGAAGGCTCCAAATGCGCCAAAGGCACCGAAGGCTCCGAAGGCACCGAATGGTGCAAATGAGAATGCTGTAGTAACAGATCCCGATTCAGAAGATGTTCCTGAGTTACCGTTTGCATTTGTAGCATAAACATTATATGTTTGAGCAGTTCCTGCTTCTTGTGAAACGGTTACAGATGTTCCTGATGTATCTCCAGATTTTCCATCATTAGATGTCCAGTGATAGTTAGTAATTGCTGAACCGCCATTTGCTGGGGCTGTCCATGAAACATTGTCCTGGTTAGCATTAGGGGATGATGCTGATGGGGCACTAGGTGTTTGTGGAACAGTGGTTACTGTTACAGAATTTGAAGCAGCGCTTGCTGCTGATGTTCCTGATGCATTAGTTGCTGTTACTGTAATAGTTGTAACAGCACCTGCTCCAAAACCAGTAATGACTAGGGGAGAAGATGATCCAGTTGCAGTATGGGTTTCTCCGTGAACACTGCAGAAACCTGATGCCGTGTAAGAAGTAGCAGCGTAAGGCCCAGCATGTGTAAATGTTACTGATACAGCACCATTGTTATATGGCCGTCCTGTTCCAACATCTGTTGCTGTTCCAATAGTTGGTGCATATGGTGCCAAGAAGTCATTTGCTCCTTGACTCATTCTACCTGCTTGCTTTGACATATTAAATCTCCCTTATTTCTTTAGTTTTTATTATGCTGACAAGTCGCCAAAGACTAGCCATCCTGATGAAGTTTTCATTGCTGTTGCAACTGAATATGTTGTTCTGAACTTAAGTCCTGGTGTTCCAACAACTGAGTTAGTTGAAGCAAATGATGCACCTGTTCCTGATTCCTGGAAGAAATCAATTGACTGACCAGTTGTGTATCCTGTTGCTGGAAGAGTAATTACTACTGCTCCAGTTAGTGGAATAAACTGATCTGCCCGTCCTGATGCTATTGACTGTGCTCCTGCTGCAAGTGCAGTTGGAATATTAGTAATCGAAGGAACGCCAGCCTTTGTCTGTGTACCGTCTGTAAATGCTACACCTGAAGCAGAGGCTGTAATTAATCCTGTTGCTGTAATTGCTGGTGCTGTTACTGTACCAGTAAATGTTGGATCTGCCTTTGGTGCTTTTAGACCAAGGTTAGTTGTAAGTGTTGTAGAAAAGTTAGCATCATTTCCAAGAGCAGTTGCTAACTCATTAAGTGTATCAAGTGCTGCTGGTGCTGAGGCTACAAGGTTTGAAACTGCTGTTCCTACGAACGCTGTTGTTGCTACCTGTGTAGTATTTGTTCCTGCTGCTGCAGTTGGGGCAGTTGGTACACCAGTAAGTGCTGGTGAAGCAAGGGGTGCCTTTAGATCAAGTGCTGTCTGCGCTGCAGTTGAAACTGGCTTTGCTGTGTCTGCAGTATTATCAACATTTCCAAGACCAACCATTGACTTTGTAATACCAGAAACTGTTCCAGTAAATGTTGGTCCAGCAAGGTTAGCCTTAAGTGCTAATCCTGAGTTAACAGTTTCAGTTAATGCAAGTGCTGATGTATCTGCAATACCGTGAACATTTGTAGTATCAACATCATGTGCTGAAATCTTTGTGTCTGCTGCAGATGCTGCTGCTGCAATAGCCTCTGCTTTTGCTGTTGCAATTGCTGCTGCTTGAGCAGTAGAAACTGGCTTACTTGCATCTTCTACGTTATCTACTACACCAAGACCAAGTGAGGCTTTTGTAACTGCTGCAATAGCCTCTGCTTTTGCTGTTGCTTGTGCAGCATTTGCCTTTGTAGTTGCATCTGTTGCTGCTGCTGCTTGTGCAGCATTTGCCTTTGTAGTTGCATCTGTTGCTGCTGCTGCTTGTGCAGCATTTGCCTTTGTAGTTGCATCTGCTGCTGCTGCTGCTTGTGCAGCATTTGCCTTTGTAGTTGCATCTGTTGCTGCTGTTGCGATTGCAGCATTTACTTGTGAAAGGTATGCAAGAGATGAAGTATCTGAAATTCCATGAACATTTGTAGTTGTTGAATTATGTGTAGAAAGTATTGATGCTGCACCTAAAGTTAAAGTGTTTGTGGTTGATGCTAAATCTGCTGAAGTAGTATAGTAAACTAATGAGTTCCAAGCAGTTTGACCATCACCAATTTTAGACTTGCCAGTGTTTGTTTCGTGACCAATCTCTCCTGCTGCTAAAGTAGGATTTGCTGCAGTCCATTGTGTAGAAGTTCCTCTACGCTGTTGCATTCTTGTTGTCATTTAGTTTCTCCTTCTGTACGGTTTGCGTACACTTTCTTATTTTTGTTAATAGTCATTTTTATTCTACTCCCCCACCATCAAGCACAAGGTTTAGAGATGAAAGATCTTGTATTGCTGCTTTAACAAACGCTGTTGTAGCAACCCTTGTTGAGTCATTACCAAGTGTTTGTGTTGGTGCCGTTGGATTTCCAGTAAGTGCTGGAGATGCTAGAGGTGCTTTTGCTGATAGAGCAGTTGTAATTGTTGCTGCGTAGTTAGCGTCGTCACCTAGTGCTGCTGCAAGTTCATCTAGCGTATCTAGTGCTGCTGGGGCTGATGCAATTACTGCATTTACGGCATCTGTTGCTGCAGTGATTGCTTCTGATTTAGCAGTTGCAATATCAGTTGTAATTGCTGTTCGCAATGTTGTATCTGCTGCTGTAGCAAAGGCTTTTGCTGCGTCTGCTTTAGTTGTAGCATCTGC